TGATTTTATGTTTGCTAATTGTATTCGTATTATATCATTTTCATATTCTTGTTTTATTTGTAGTTCTAGTAGTTTTTGTTGTTGTCTTTTAGCAATTTGTTCTCTAGCTTGTAAATCTTCTCTTTCATATTGTTTTAGTTCTTGTTCTTGTTCTTGTTGTTGTTTTCTAGCTTTTAAATGTTCTCTTTTATATTGTTCTAGTAGTTTTTGTTCTTGTTGTTGTTGTTCTTGTTGTTGTTGTTCTTGTTTTTTAGCAATTTGTTCTCTAACTTTTAAATGTTCAATATATTGTTGTTGTTCTTTAGCTTTTAAATCTTCTCTTTCATATTGTTTTAGTTCTTGTTCTTGTCTTTTAGCAATTTGTTCTCTAGCTTTTAAATCTTCTCTTTCATATTGTTTTAGTTCTTGTTCTTGTTCTTGTTCTTGTTCTTGTAGTTTTAAATATAATAAAATTAATTGTGATTCTTTTATTCGAAAATTTTTGTCTACATTATCTTTGCCTGCATCATCATTTAATAAATATTCAATTATATTGTGATAATCTATCATAACATCATTTAAATTACCAATTCGTTGTGTTCTATCATCAGGATTATATATTATTCCTAAATCGTCATATTTATACCAATACTTATTACATTTATAATAACATATGTAATGTTTTCCGGTATGTGCAATAATAGAATGTAAAGATAAATCATTTAATTGTTCTTTTAAACGATAATTTAAAAGATTTGTATAATCATCAACATTATATAATAAATTAATAAAATTTATATCTTTGTATGTGGGTGATTTGCCAACTTCATTTGTATGATTATTTAGAATACTTCTATAATTATTTACATAATAATCATAATAATTCCATGAATAACTTGTTATTTTATTACAAGAATCTTTATCAAATATATGAAAAAATAAATATTTTAATAAATCTATTGAATTATTATGTAATGATCTAAAACTAAAGTAATTATCATCAATTATCTTTCCTAATTTTCTCATTAAATTTAAATGATTATCTAATAAAATTCTAATATCATTACATGTTTCATTTATAGATAATTCGTCTATATTATAATATATATATTTTATTTGATTAATTATTTTGTTTCCTAAATCTACTTCTTCATCAGTTCTATTTTCATAATAAATTAATTGTAAATCATTAGCAAAATCTATAATTAAATCATTTTCATTATGAAAAAGTGCAACAAATAAAGAATCTATCCAACAACTATTACTATCAAATTTAAAATATGATTTTAAACAAAGGTCTCCAGACATATTATATATATATATATATATAATATTTAATATTAAAATATTTAAAGATAAAAAAATAATTATTATTAATATCTTTAGGGATGTCTGAAAAAAAAAAGATTGCGATAGGTATTGATCTTGGAACAGTTAATAGCTGCGTATGTGTATTTAGAAATGGTAATGTAGAAATTATTGCTAATGAACAAGGAAATCGTACAACTCCTTCAATTGTTGCTTTCAATGAAACAGAACGTTTAGTTGGAGATCCTGCACGTAATCAATCAACTAGTAATTCAAAAAATACTATATATGATGCAAAACGTCTTATTGGTAGGAAATTTTCAGATGAAGTAGTAAAAAAAGAACTTGTTAACTTGTCATATAATGTTGTAAAAAGTAAAGATGACAAACCACTTATTGAAGTAGAATATAAAAATGAGAAAAAAACATATTCGCCTGAAGAAATTTCTTCAATGATTCTTTCAAAGATGAAAGAAATCGCAGAATCATATATTGGATATGATGTAAAACAAGCAGTCATTACTGTACCAGCTTATTTTAATGATTCGCAACGTCAAGCAACTAAAGATGCTGGGGTTATTGCAGGATTAGAAATTCTTCGTATTATTAATGAACCAACTGCAGCAGCTATTGCATATGGACTTGATAAAAAAAGTAGCAAAGAACAAAAAATTTTGATTTTTGACATGGGAGGAGGAACACATGATGTTTCGCTTCTTGCTATTGAAGATGGAGTATTTGAAGTAATGGCTACTTCTGGTAATACGCATCTTGGTGGAAGTGATTATGATAATCGTATTCTTGAATATTGTAAACAAGAAATTAAGAAAAAACACAAAGTAGATATTAATGGAAATGGCAAAGCGCTACGTAGATTGAAAACAGCATGTGAATCAGCAAAGAAGATTCTTTCTTCTTCAACGACTACTACTATTGAAGTAGATTCTCTAGTAGATGGTGTTGATTTGAGTATTAATATTACTAGAGCTAAATTTGAAGAACTATGTATTGATCTATTTAAATCTGGTATTGATCCTGTTGATAAAGTTTTGAGAGATGGTAAGATTAGTAAAGGCGATGTAGATGAGATTGTTCTCGTAGGAGGATCAACTCGTATTCCTAAAGTACAACAACTTTTAAGTGATTATTTTAATGGTAAAGAGCTTAATAAGAGTATTAATCCTGACGAAGCAGTTGCTTATGGAGCTGCTATTCAGGCTGCTATTCTTATAGGTGATAAATCAGAAATAATTTCTGATTTAGTTCTTTTAGATGTATGTCCTCTAAGTCTTGGTATTGAGACTGCAGGAGCAGTTATGACTGTTCTAGTTCCTCGTGGAACAACTATTCCTACTAGTAAAGAACAAACTTTCAGTACTTATTCTGATAATCAACCAGGTGTTACTATTCAATTATTTGAAGGTGAAAGATCACTAACTAAAGATAATAATCAACTTGGAAAATTCGAGCTTTCCGGTATTCCTCCTGCTCCAAGAGGAGTTCCGCAAATTAAAGTAAAAATTGAAATTGATGCCAATGGTATTGTACAAGTATCTGCTTTAGAATCATCATCAGGAAAATCAAATAAGATTGTTATTACAAATGATAAAGGTCGTCTCAGTAAAGACGATATCGAACGTATGATTAGCGAAGCTGAAAAATTTAAAGATGAAGATGAATATAATAAGAAGAAACTAGAAGCTAAAAATGAATTAGAAAATTATGTATATAATACAAGAAATAGTCTTAAAGAAGCAAAAGATGATAAATATTGGATAGAAGCCGAAACTATTGTAGAAGAAGCTATTGTATGGCTTAATGAACATAATGACGAATCAGGTGAAACATATACTAATAAAATGAAAGAAGTTGAAGAAAAAGTAAAACCTATTATTATGAAGATGTATGAAGCTGGAGAAGGTGGTGCAGGTGGACCTGGTGGTCCAGGTATGGGTGGGATGCCAGGTATGGGTGGGATGCCAGGTATGGGTGGGATGCCAGGTATGGGTGGGATGCCAGGTATGGGTGATTTTTCTCCTGAACAAATGCAAGAAGCAATGAATAATCCACAATTTCAGGAAATGATGAATAATCCTGATATGATGGAAAAAATGAAAAATATGATGGGAGGGGGAGGTGGAGGTGGAGGTGAACCAACAATTAATGAAGTAGATTAGTAATTTAGAATTATTTATATATTTTTTTTTATTTATGGTTATAAATAAAAAAAATATTAATTTAAATTTGTTTTATATTTAATTATATTATTTAAATATAAAAATATAATTAAAAATAATAATAGAACAGATCCTATTACTATTCCTATAATAATTTCAGTAGATAAAAAATACGAGTTAGTATTATCAGTATTATTAGTATTGTTAGTATTATTAGTTTTATCTCCATGTAATTTACTATTTGGATCTGCATTATTACATTTTTCACCAGATTCACATTTATAAGAAATGCAACATTTATTATCTGGACATTTTTTTATTTTTTCACTCATTAAATCAATTCCACATGAATCATCAGTTGATTTTTCAAATTTATTACTATCAATATATTTATAATGAATTTTTTTAATAAATTCATCTTCAAAATCATAAACATCTGTATAATTACTATACACATTTTTATTTGTGATAGCTTTTGGAGATTTTGAAGTACTTATTGAAATACAACTTTCTTTGTCATAACCACATGTATCTTTAATAGAACAACATTGTCTATTTGGACATTTAGTATTATTATTATCTAAACCACATTTTCCATCTGTTGATATTGGATAATTACAAGGAATTTTTAGAGGATTTCTTGATACATCATCACCATCAAATTTACTTATATCTATTTTTATTTCATACGGATAACTACCATATCCATATGGAAAGCATTCTATATTTTCACAAAAACCAGATGTATTACAAAATTTATTAGGAAGACATTTATAAGCTTTATTATCTTCAATTACAACCCCGCATTTATGATTTATTGATGGATAAATTATATTACTATCATATATTTCTATTTATCTTTTTCAGACATATATAATATAAAACTATATTATATAATATTATATAATATAGTTTTATAATAGAAATTGATATAATATTCAAACTATGAATTACAATAATATATATGATCATATTGCTTTACATTTTAATGAAACAAGAAAAGCAATATGGTCTTATGTAGGAAAGTTTCTTGATAATATACCTAAATATAGTCTTATTGCAGATATTGGTTGTGGTAATGGTAAGTATACTCGTTATAGACAAGATATATTTGTTATTGCGAATGATATATGCGTTCCACTTTTAGATACAATTGAAAAAAGTTATTCATATGATTGTTGTGTTGCGAATGGATTGTATTTGCCATATAAGACTAAAAGTTTTCAATATGCTATTTCTATAGCTGTTTTGCATCATATAAGTGATAATGAAAGTCGTTTAAAATTTATTAAAAATATAATTAATATATTAGAGCCTGGAGGTAAGTTATTATTCACTGTATGGGCACAAGAGCAAACTATAAAAAAGAAATGGATTTGTAAAGGTAATGGTGATTATCTTATACCATGGCTAGATAAATATAGTAAACAAACATTTTATAGATTTTATCATCTTTTTTCATATGAAGAAATAAAACAATTTGTAAATGCTTTAGAAAATGTAATTGTTTGTAATATTGTATTTGAAAAAGATAATTGGTGTGTTGAACTACAATTAGTCAGTTAAATACATCAATTATTTTTTAAATAACAATGAGGTAAACATGGACCTTTACAATTACATTTTTTTTCTTTTTTGTTGGTATTATAATTATATTTAACAATAATATGATATAATATCATTCCTAAAATAATACCAATCATAATAAATAATAAATAATTATTATTTTTTAAATAACAATGAGGTAAACATGGACCTTTACAATTACAATTACAATTAGAACTAAACATTATAATATATATAATATAATATATATTATAAAAAATTAAACAATTTATTTAATTATAAACTTAGTAATAACACCAAAATGATCTGAAGGAAAAATATTAATAGTTTTTTTATTATTATATTTTATTTTTTTATGATCATCAGAAACAAAATTTTTAATAAATAATTTTGTCATTTTATTATCTAAAGGTATAGATTTTTTACCAACTATTTTACTAAAAAATGGATATATATTATTACTTTTATATTTATATAAAATACCATCATATCTAACTTTTTTTTCTTGAAATTTTAAATTCCATCTCATAGTATTAATATCTGTATTTTCTGTAAATCCATCTTTTTTATTTAAATCTTTCCAAGAATCTTTAAAATAATCTTTAATTTCATTATATTCTAACCATTCATCACCACCATCTAAATGAAAATTAAAATCACCACAAATTATTACTGGTTTAGTATCTTTTTCAATTAATTCTTTTATTCTTTTAAGTTGATCAATTCTACATCTTGTATAATGAAACCAATAATGTTCTTGTCCAGGTGATTTTTTAGATCCAGCTTGTAGATATACATTATATAATACAAAATTACTAAACTCTGTTCTTAATAATGAATTATTATATCTTAAATTTCCATCTAATCCATATACTTGATAATTACATACAGGATATTTAGAAAATGTTATAGTTTCAACCTCTCTATTTCTTTCTAATATTTCATCAAAAAAATAATCTGTTTCATATTGATATTTATATATTAAAGATAATCTTTTTTTTAGTATTCGCAATGGTATTAAAGATACTTCTTGAAAACAAATAATATCTGGATTATTTTTTATAACAATATCGGCAATTAAATTAATTCTAATTTTCATTAATTTTAATACAAAATCATTTTTAGGAGGTAACCCCCAAATATTATATGTCATTATAGAAAACATTAGTATATTTGATGTAGATAATTCAAATGTTTTTTCTTTATTTAATATTAAATTATTACATCGTCTATGTAAATTATCTGTATAATATCCATATTTAGAACCTTTATTTATATTATCTACTGTTAATATTGGTATTACACCATCAATAATAACATTATCACAATCTTCTAATCTTTTTTTACATAAACCAAATGAATTAGAATTTTTGCCACAAAAATAAGGATATTCATTTGGACAATAAAAAGGATATAATGATTTCATATTATTATTTAATGCATTATATTCATTTAATGTAAAATATACATTATGATTTAAATGAATCATAATTATATGAAAATAATTAAAAATTATTCTTTATATAATTAATAATTAATAGATAATATTAATTATTAATAAAAAAAAAGATAATTCAATTATCTTTGAAGCTGGTTATATTGATCCATATAAATTAATATGGTATGAGGATAATCATATTAATATTAATTCTTTAAATGTATTTTTAAGATTTAAATTGAATTAAAACTTGTCCTAATCTAAATTTTGAATTATTATCATTAATATTACTTGAATTACATATTGTAGTAAAAGATAATCCAATTATATTTCCTACTTGTGATCTACTAAACCACGGTGAAGATATAGTTTTATAACCTTTTGATCCACTTGGATCATTTGTAACAATATCAAATGTGTTACCAATATTTGTCCAAGTTGATGTATATGTTTTAATTTGAGTTCTTGCTATAGTTCCAGTTGTACCATTAATAGTAGTTCCTCTGAATATTAATCGTGCATAATTCCAAGTAGCATTTTCACCACTATTATCGCTAAAAAGAAAATTATTTAACTCATCAAACATCATATTACCAGGATTACCTGGTTCAATATTTAAACTATAAACTACATTTATAAGTATATCAGAAAAATCTGTTTTTAATATTATACTTGGTCCAACAGTACCTATATTAATTAATTGATTAATTGGGCTATAAGATGCAATATAATTTTGGTATGATATTGTATTTGCTGGATTAATATCATCTGGCCATATAATAATATCAATAATATCTGATGAAGTTATGGGTATTGTTGTGTTATTAATTGTAGTACGAATTATTGTATAATTATTTGTTGTATTGTATATTGTAGTTGTAGAATAATCATAATTAGAATTATTAATATAAACTAATTTGTTACCATTGTAATAAACTTCAACATTTTTAGTATTTATAGTAACTATATTATTTACTGATATATCATAAACAATTTGATTTGTAGTAGATTTAAAAGATTGTCTAATAGCATTAAAAGCATTCATTTGAATACCATTTTTAAATATAAAATTAGATATATTAATATTTCCTGATATATCTAATTGTGTTTGTGGTATTGTAACACCTATACCTATATTTTTATTGTTTGATATTCTCATTATTTCTGAATAAGAAGTTGCAAGAGATAATTTAGTATTATTAGCAATACCAAAAATTATATCAGAATTATTTGCACTTGCTATTATTGGTATATTATTATTTAATTTTAAGAATCCTAATCTTGAGTTATCATTATTATCTAATGATATTATACCATTATTTGTATCAAAGTAACCAGAACCATTAATATGTAAATTATAATTTGGTTCAGATATACCAACTCCTAATTTATTATTTTTCCAAATTAAATTATTTGGTTGAGTTATTGCACTTGTACCATTACCAACTAATACTGAATTAACTAATAATGTTTGATTACCAGTACCTCCATAATTTACTAATAATGTACCAGAATTTATATTTGTTGAATTTATATTACTTAAACTAGATCCTGAACCTGAAAACAAATTAGCAACAACTGTACCTATATTTGAAACATAAAAATTAGTTGAATTTGAATTTATAATTTTTCCTGTTCCAGATTGGTATAATTGTAAAATATTAGTTGTATTAGATCCTGATATATCAATAACTGCATTTGGTTCAATAACACCAAAACCAGCATAACCATCTTTATTTATTTTAATAACACTATTATTTGAACTTTTTATATCAATAATTGGTTGTAATCCAATTTGATTTACAATTAATGCTGGACCAGTTCCATCATTAGTAATAACTAATTGTTCTGATGTTGCAACATTTGTATCAATAATAGTTGTTGTACCATTTACTATTAAATTTCCTTCAATTCGTGTATCTCCTTTAACATGTAATTTTTTATTTGGTGTTGTTGTACCAATACCTATATAATTATTACTAAAATCAATATACATTGTTTTTAGATCAATATTTCCACTTGGATCAATTTTAATTCTTTCTATGCCATTTGTTGAAAATCCCAAAGTATTTTGTAAAGGATGATATATACCTGTTATTGTATCATTATACCAACTATAAGATGGAGTATTAGAAGTATCAGATGTACCATAAAATTGTTTTGAAGTTCTAATATTACCACTAATATCTAAATTATAATTTGGTGTTTTTCCAATTCCAACATTTCCAATATTATCAATTCTAAATCTTTCTATATTAGCAGTAGAAATAATTATATTATCAGTAATAATTGTTGATATACTTGATGAAAAATTATTTGTAAAAGTATAACTATTACTTGTTATTATACCTCTAATATCTATTTTTTGTAATGGAATTGTTGTCCCTATACCTATATTATTTAAAGTATCTATGCATATAGCAGGTATATTTGCATCAGAACCGTTTTGAATAAATAATTTCCTATTTCCAATAGTTCTAAAGATTGCATCACCAATAGACGATAAAGAACTATATTCGCCAATATTTTTAGCCAAAGCTATTTCTATATTTGAAGAATTAATAATACTCATTGTATATAATTAATTATATATTATTAATTATATAATATATATTATATAATTAATGAATTATTCACAAACATAAAGTTCTTATTTACAACCTCAATTTCAACCTCAACCTCAAACTCAATCTAAAAATATTTTATTAGGAGTCGTAGGTGTGATATCAATAGTTTCAATTGTAATAATAGTAGGAAGTTATAACAGTGCTCCTGCTCCAACTACAACTCCTGCTACAATTACTCCTGCTCCAACTACAACTCCTGTTACAACTCCTCTTGCTCCTCCTACTGCAACTAAATGTTGCCCTGCTAATTATATAAAAGATGGTATATATTGTAGGGAAGCTTGTCCAGAAAAATATAAATTAAATGGAGCTCTATGTGTCCAAGAATGTCCAGAAGGTTATATAGATAAAGATGGATTCTGTACAAAAATGCCAGATATTTATAGTAAAGGTTGTTGTTGTAATTTTATTACAAAAGAATGTTGTAATAATTGTAAGGAAGGTTATATTGACCAGTTATGTAATTGTTATAGCACTGGAAACAGTTATATGAAATCAATCTATCCAGCTAAATCATTACCAATTTCATCAACGACATGTACATAAGTTGTTAAAAAATTTATATATAAATTTTTATAATATATATATAAATTTTATAATATATATATATACAAATGAATAATATTTATATTTATAAAAAAAAAGCTAAAAAATATAAATATAAATATTTAAAATTAAAAAATGAATATATTAGCGAAGGAGGTTTTATATTTGGGAAAAAAAATGAAAACATTGAAAACAATGAAAACAATGAAAAATTTAAATTTATTGGTAGCGGTGGGTTTGGTTGTATAATATCACCACCAATTCAATTTAATACTCTTAATAATAATAATATATTATATCAAGATAAAACTATTGATGAAAACATTTTTAAAAATAAAGATTATATTGGTAAATTATTAAGTTGCCATAACAATGTATTTACACTAGAAAAAGATCAATTTTTAGAACTTGAAAAAATTGATCCAAAAGCAAATCATAGATCTAAAATAATATTTGCTGCATATTATAATAAAAAAGAACTTACGATAAAACTTAAAAAAAATATAAGTTATTTTAATAAACTAATAAATGTTAATGATATTGATGCTTTATATAACTGTTTAAATAATAAAAAATTACTTAATAAAATTGAAAATCCTGAAAATCCTGAAAATCCTAATAATGCTAATGATAATTATGGTTATATTATAAGTACAAGAGTTGGTATATCATTTGATAAAATTAATTTAAACAATTTTGATAAAGAACAAATTATAAAAATTTTAACTAATTTAAAAACAAGTATTGAAGATTTAATTATAAAATTATATGATAATGAATTTAAACATGGAGATTTAAATTTTGAAAATATAACTTTAGATGAATATAAGGATTATAAGATATCTTTTATTGATTTTGGTTTAATGAGTAAATATTCAGATATAAAGAATATTGGAAATAATTCTGCAAATTATCAATACAATGATATAATACAAATTTTTATAATGATTATAAATAATTATAAACCATTTTTTTCTAAATTAAATATAATAACAAATGAAGAATTAATATCATT